TCAGAGCGACCATCCAACTGGAAGGGGCGGGCACGGTTAGGCAGCCGCGTCATAAAGCACCGACCCAGGTTGTGATCATCACGGGAGATGATTTCCATCTCGCCGGTCAGAACATTCCTGGCGAAAACAATGTTGGCGTTTTCCAGGTACAGGGACTCCATCACCACATGGCCCTCGCTGTCAGTCGTGACAGACAGACCGGCAAGGGAACGCCTCTTTCGGTAGTCCCACAACAGCGTGGCAGACGATGAGGATTCGATGGTGATTAACTGCTGATCAGGGAAGTCCTCGTTGGCACCCACGCTCACGAAACCCAAGCCGGTGATCAGCGCATCAAGATGCCCCAGGTTGGACTCAACATTGAGGTAATTGTCCAGATAAACGAGGTCCAGCCCGTTGAGTTGGTTGTCATCTGCGGTCCAGCCCAGGAACTCAATGCGCTCATCCAGCGCATCAACCACAGTCCCGGCCCAGCCCACTGCGGTGCCAATGTCGGTCAAGGTTCTGGGCACCGCAATGTCTAGATGCCTAATGACCTGACTGGCCTCGTAGTAGGACTGCTTGACCATATTGGTTTTGACGTGATCGGTTAGCTGGCTGCGCAGCTTTTGCAGAATCAGCTTCTCGTCGTCCTCAAGAAAAGACGAGTCGATTCCGTTGAAAATCTGGTCGTCAGGGCCGACACCGTAGTAGCTATTCTCCACGTTGAAAAATGGATATCTCTGCGGAGTAGTCATCCCAGCGTCACTACCTCTCTGACAACGGCTTGCCGGTCAAGCCCTTTAGCCAATGCGTCGAGGCGCGCTTTCCACGCAAGCACTAGCGCATATGCTGCGTCAATCTTACGGGGCGACTCTGGAAAATCCTTTGCCAACAGATATCCGTTTGTAGATTTACGCATTCTGGCGTTCAAAAGCTGCTGAGTAAATTCGTGCGAGCCGTCGTAAGTGAACTCCCCAATTCCTTTCACACCATTCTTGTCACCGCCGGAAAGGGTTAGCGCTGACGTGCGTGCCTGCCCCGATGCCAGAATCGACGCTTTGATTCGCTTGATGTACGGAACAACATTGGTAGTTTTGCCGCGCGGCCACGCCATGATCGGGTGACTTCCTTCTCCACCGGCTTTGACCTTGAGTTTCTTTCCGTACTGTTCTTCCCACCGCGAGACATGTGCCTCCCAGCCGCTAGGGTCTGCGTAGAAACCGACCACCTTGAAGTCGCGGAAGCATTGAGCAACCGCCATGTCGAACTCAAACACCGGAGCAGTCCACTCCCGCGCCTGCTTTGCGTTGTTAGGCGGCTCCCGAATCAAAACCTGCCATGCGTAGCCGTCACTGATCCTCACCGCAATAAGGGCAGTAGCGTCGGCCTTTCCCTTGGATCGGCCACGCGAGCCGTCAAAGCCTAGAACGATGGGCGTGCCCAGGTCCACCGGTTTCGGTTCAACGCAGGCTCGCAGTTCTTGGGCAGACAGGAAGGAGTCAGAGGCGTGGGTGATCTGGTTCAGGAAATACCGGCGGGCTTCCTGCACGTCTGTGTTCTCGTCCCAGAACTCGTCAATAACGCCGTCGATGTTGACCCAGCCACCATTCTCGGCAGCGGAATCCCCGTAAGCGTGAATCAGACCCCGGCGCAGCGATTCCTCGTCGTAAATGTCGGTCATCGGGTCAGCTTCCCGGTGATCCAGCAGCAAGTCGCGCTTGCGTGACCTGTTCTTGCCCTTTAGCTGCGTCTGGTGGGCGTGCCAGGACTGCTCCGCTATGGATTCCTCACCCGGCTCAAAAGCGTTGGGAGTTTCGACTGTAGAGCCTCCCGTTTTCATGGTGTTGCGCCGGATCGTGCGCGCCAGCCGCCAGCCACCATTGCTCTGAGTCCACGATTCGGTCTGGTCCATAGCCGTGAAAACCGGTCGGAATCCCTCACGGGACAGGCCCGCCGACGTGACAGCCTCAATGCGGCCACGCGGCACATTGATGAATGTCTCCATCGGCTCAATGTCATAGTTCTCGTACACCGGAGAGTTTCGGGCCATGTCAATACACGGCATCCAGGTGTTCGCCGTCTGGTCCTCAGACACAGCCACGATCTGAACCAGAGGCTTCAGGCCAATGTCGTGCCAGGGTCGTCCCACCGGCTGACCATTTGAGTCCCAGCCGTCCATCACCACATCGCCCAAAGCTTCCAGCAGGCACATGGACGCAACAAGCGGTGATTTACCCCAGCCTTTAGGCCGGGAGAGCAGGGCGCGGCGAACAATCCGGCCTCTACGCAGGTACTTTTCGCCCTGCCTAGTGGATGGTCCCTGAAAGCCGGGGTCTACCTCGTAGAAACGCAGGATGAAATTGGCCTGCTCCTGGGTAAAAGTCAGAGGCTCACCCAGAGTGGGGCCGTCATAAACTGTCAGGTTGTTGTAAATCCAGTCCAGCGCATACCAGCCCAGCGTGGGGAAGTTGTCGTGATCGTCAAGCGGCTTCCACGGCATTTAGCCAACCTTGGGAGCAGGCATGTAGCGGTTACGGCTGGTGGGCAGATTGGCCCGGTCCTCCGCTTTTGCCTCTGCCTCAATCGCGCTGACCACCTGAATCCGCAGACGCGCACGATCCTCTGGGGTGGCACCGAACTTAGCCGCCCGCAGACGTAGCTCACTTGCCACCTTCATGTCGCCATTCCAGAACTCGTTCTGAAGCAGCGCAGTCTCAGTGAGGTAATTCCACTCCACGTCGGTGAATTCAGAAGCCAATTCAGAATCGCCCCAAATGGCCCACCAAATCAAAACCTGGGGGTGCCAATCCACATTTCCAGGCAAATGCGGCTGTGGTGAAGGCTGAACCTCAACAACGCGCAACGGAATTGCATCCTTGTTGCGGCGCGCTCTCTGATCATCGGGCTTACGCACCGGACCCCTACCTGCCATAGAAGGCAGGATAACATCTTGACTATGACTGCCACACTGTTGGATTTGTATTGCGGTGCCGGTGGCGCTGCACGCGGATATCAGCGCGCCGGATTTCGCGTAGTCGGAGTCGATAAAGACCCACAACCCCGTTACTGCGGCGACGAGTTCATTCAGGCCGACGCATTCGACTACCTGGCAAAAAACTGGTGGAAATTCGATGCCATTCACGCCTCGCCACCCTGCCAGCGGTATTCCATGATGACTCGCTGCACCGGAACACAGGACAGTCATCCAGACCACATCGCCAAGCTGCGGGCTTGGCTTCAGTTTTACAACAAGCCATATGTCATCGAAAACGTGCCCCGATCACCGCTGAAAAAGCCGGTCGAACTCTGCGGCCTCATGTTTGGTTTCATGCTGTACCGGCACCGCCACTTTGAAACGAACTTCAAGGTCAAGACCCCAATGCACCCGTACCACAAGTACAAGGCAGTAGAGCCGGGGAAATGGGAACCGGGCCTGGTAATGAGCGTCGTCGGAAACTGCTCGCCGGTATCCCACGCCAGGGAAATCATGGATATCGACTGGATGGTGGCAGACGAGCTATCGCAGGCAATACCGCCGTACTACACCGAACACATCGGTGATGCGCTGCGCCGACATTTGAACCGAAACGCACGCGCAGCGGCGGCGGCGGCTTTCTAATGTTTGCGGTTAAGTTCCCGCAGTTCTTCCCAATAGAAGCCGAAATAGGCGTACAAGGCCACCGGAACTCCCACAAGAGCCACCACACCAAGAGCTATCAACGTCAAGCTCACGAATCAGCCCATTCCTTCTGGCGCTGCTGGGCAGTGTAATTGCACTCCCTGGTGTCAGCGGCAATGTGAATCTGCATCTTCCACTTGGCCCACGTCTGGAAGTCGCATTTCTTACACAGATACGTTTTATGCTCGCGCTTGCAGCTAGTGCAATTGTTCACCGCAATGAATTCGGAATCGGTCTTGGGACCGACCGTGCGAAAGAAAGTGCGGGCCTGATCAAGCAAACTTTGGGTCATCTTCCTCCGCAATCACTACGCCACAAACGCAGCACCAATACACAATTTTTACACCAGACCGGACTACATCTGCCTGCCGACCGCAGTCGCACTCAAGGTAATGGACGCACTCATCCATGGCCTTCAGCCTCAAAATCGGCCAGCCGCCACAGCGCAGCCGAAAGCATGACCACCAGAGTTTTCTTGTTCACTTCCTCCGCAGCCAGCTTCTTGGTCAGGTCGTACAAGCTTGAGTCAAGACCGTCGAGAGTCCGGTTGTGATGCCAGTTCTCCACCCGCTGAATGTGCCGATCCAAAATGCGGTCGGCATCTTCGGCAAAGATGTTGTCGGTCATCTCTTTGAACTGGGCCGCAGTGTCCTGCTCACTCATCCTGATCCTCATATAGCTTGAAAAGTCGCAGCAGTGCCTCTGCTGCCAGCACAGATACCGTCTGCTGGTCAATCATCATCATGGCCCGAACCACATGCTGAAGCGTGATGGACTCGTCGCCGTAATGAT